CAACTAATCTATCAAACACATTTTTAGGATGCTCGTCCTTAACGACCTTTTCAACCGCTTTACCAAAAGCTGAGGCAATGGGTTATAGTTGGTATAATTGTTCTTCACTGACTGATTTTTCAGCCGATGTTTTCAGCAACTGGAATCCTAGCGGCATTGGCAGCGGAGTCTTTAACGAAACTTGGGCCAACTGCACGTCACTCACCGCTCAATCGGTCGAGAACATCCTGACATCCATAGACGCATCTGGCAAACACGGGACATCTGACGGCACATCTGGAGGCACACCACTAGCCGACGCTGGTATCGATATTGATTATGATGTATCAACTGGTTCGCTCAGTGCCGCGACGTTATCGGCAATCGACAGTCTCTCTGGCAAAGGCTGGCAGGTGTTCATCAACGGTGAGCTTGTGATTCCTAACATTCTCGACTTGCAACCCGCAGCCGCTTACAGCCTCCGCTCGTTCGACGCTGACGCTGATCCTAATGTGGTCAATGTGAGACGCTCAAGCGATGGTGCGACAAGCGACTTCACGGCATCTGAGGTAAGCGATGGGACGCTTGTTGCTTGGGTAGGCGCAGGGAACGACGGCTTCGTCACCACATGGTATGACCAGAGCGACAACGGAAACGACTCAACCCAATCCACCGCAAGCAGCCAGCCGAAGCTCGTTGATAACGGTGTGTTAGTCACTGAGAACGGTGAGGCAGCTACATTGTTTAGTGACGCACAGTGGATGGATATGTCAGGTCTTAACAGTTACACTGGGCTTACGGATTTGAGCCTGTTTGGTGTTGTAAGAACGCCTGAAGCTAACTCAGCAAGATATAATATATTTGTTGCTATTAATACTTCTGGAGGCAGTAACATCCTTAGAACTGGAGTATCAGCAACTGGAACTAATGATTTATTCTTATGGACTACTACAGATTCCTACGCGACTAATGCTTCTGCGTCCGATGAGCAGACATTGATTGGTTTTGATTTGCTTAGTTCTGCAACAGGTTACGTTAATGGAACTGCTTATACACAAGGATTAGTATCTTCTGGAGTTAATCTTCAAGCAGGCGCAACATGGCAAATAGGTCAAGAATACGACAACGCCTCGCCATCTGACCACTTTGACGGAAAGATGCAAGAAATTGTTATCTTCACAAACGACCAATCAGCCAACAGAGCAGCCATCGAGACTAACATCAACGACCACTTTGGAATATATTAATATGTATTACGTATCTGAACACAGAGACATCCTCGAAGCCTACAACTCAAAGGTCGCTCAAGGTGAAAACTACGACGGCGACAAGACAATCCGCTGGGCTGATGTTATCGAGCATCATGAGGGCGGCAAGTTCGCTATCCTCAAGCATCCAAGCTATCCGCTCACAGATGACCAACTAGACGACTTTGGCAATCCCATTGACCAGCCAACAGTTGACTCCATCACCGACTTTTACCCACCACTCGAATCAATCAACTAATGAACGACGAGACTCACAGATTTTTCAGGTTCTCCAACGAGCAATCTTATGACCAACTGACGGCTGCTGGTAACGCTGCTAGAAACCTACCAGACGACAACGGGACAGAGCGGTGGTTAGCCTTGTGGTCTGACCTTTTCTTAGACCCAGAGACATCAAGCGATAAGCTCTACTGTATCAAGCGGTCGCTTATTCTCGACACTGACGACTTTGACCGCGATGGAATCGAAGAGTTGAACCTTGAGACTTACCTTGAGCGATTGCACTGGGAGGAGCCTGTTGTTATCGAGGAGCCAGAAGAATTTATCATCGAAGAGCCATGGACGAACTAGATACACCTTTAACACCTATCGAAGAATCACGCGCTGCGACTGGATTCCGATATTACGTCGTGCAACCTGATGTCTACACAGGACTCTCTGCTGCTGTCGATGCTGACCGTGGCTATCCTAACAAGCAAGGCACGACGCTTACTGGGTTACCTCCGGTTGAGCAGCTCGCTGACGCTAGTGACGGCTCAGGGAAACTCATTGCTATCGACTGCTGGAGATTCACTGCAAACGACGACGCGATGCTTGAAGGACCGATCACTGATGGCACTTGCACAGAATTAACACAGCTCGATTTCTTGGCTCTTAAACCAGCCGCCGACAACACTTTAGACGAATAACATAAACAATGCACACACCAGACGAGACAGCACAGCAGATCTACAATCGCCTTGAAGGATCTCGCTATTCCTACCTTGATCGCGCTCGGGCGTGTTCTAAGCTCACCCTTCCTTACATCATGCCGGAAGAGGGCTTCGGACCTCACAGCCGCCTTGACACTCCATTCAGCGGTGTCGGATCACGAGGTGTTAACAATCTTGCGTCCAAGCTGCTTCTCGCACTTCTTCCTCCTAACTCACCTTTCTTTAGATTACAGGCTGACCAACGGAAGTTAGCAGAGGAGGACACACCACCGGAATTGTTATCAGAGATCGAAAGATCCCTACAAGCTCTTGAGGAGTTAGTGATGACAGAGGTTTCCCGGGGAGCGTATCGAGTCGCCATCCACGAAGCCCTAAAACATCTCATCATCACCGGTAACGCTTTGTTATACCTTCCAGACGCCGGCGGTGTCCGTGTGTTCCACTTGGATAGGTATGTCGTCCAACGTGATCCTATGGGCAACCTATTGTGTGTAGCCACCAAGGAGACTGTTGCATTCCCGACACTGCCCGAAGAAGTCAGAGCTGCCCTTGCAAGCCAAGACCCGAATGTTACGTCGTCCGACGCCAAGGTCAACCTGTTCACAAGCTGTAAGCGTGTCGGAGATGAGTGGGTTGTCCAACAGGACGCCAATGGCATTAACATCCCGTCCTCTGGTGGAACCTTCAAGCTTGAACAGAATCCCTTTATCCCGCTCAGGTTGTCACGTATCGACGGTGAGGCGTATGGTCGTGGCTTTGTTGAAGAATACCTCGGAGACATCCAAAGCCTTGAATCACTGACCAGAGCCATTGTTGAGGGATCAGCCGCGGCAGCCAAGGTGTTATTCCTTGTGAATCCTAACGGCACGACACGAGCACGGACACTTGCAGAAAGCCCTAACGGAGCGATTGTGCAAGGCAACGCCGCAGATGTTAACACTCTTCAGCTTGAGAAGTTCAACGACTTCCGCACTGCACAGACAACCATGGAGGGAATCAAGGATCGTCTTGGTGCGGCCTTCCTTCTTACCGCTGGTGTCGTCAGACAAGCAGAGCGTGTCACCGCCGAGGAGATCCGTATGTTATCACAAGAGCTTGAGTCGTCCTTAGGTGGTCTGTATTCGTTACTTGCGTCAGAGATGCAAATGCCACTTGTGACACGCTTGATGACTGTCATGCAAAAGAAGAAGCTCCTTCCGAAACTTCCAAAGGATCTTGTGAAGCCAGTGATTGTTACTGGTGTGGAAGCTCTTGGTCGTGGTAACGATCTCTCTAAGCTTGACCTCTTCCTTGCTGGTGCAGCTCAGGTCGTCGGTCCACAAGCGATCGCTCAATTTGTTAACATCGAAGATTACTTTAAACGTCGTGCGACATCTCTTGGTATCAAGACCGAAGGACTTATCAAGTCAGCGGAACAGATGCAGCAGGAGATGCAAATGCAACAGATGCAAGCACTGACGGAAAAGCTCGGCCCCGCAGGAATTAAAGCGTTGAATGATCAAGCTATGGCTGGTAACATGCAACCACCTCCTGAAGAGGGACCACCGCCTGAGTAACAGGCAACCCCATAAAACAACCCCCCTAAAACCCCTATGGAATCCGTTGTAATCAACGAGCCGACAGTAGAAGAGAATATCTCTCTAGAACAACAAGCTGCGATGCAAGAAGAGGCTGCGGCCCAAAAGCAAGCACAGCAACAGCCACTCGAAGAACAACCCGTCGAACAAACTGCGGAACGTCCTGAGTGGTTACCGGAGAAGTTTGAGTCAGCCGAAGCACTTGCCGAAGCTTACGCAAACCTCGAACGAGACTTCCATGCAAGCCGGGAAGAAGCGCAACAGAAGACGGAAGCGGCTGAAGATGTTAACACACCAGAGCCATCGGAGCTGGTCAGTAACACAGTCAACGACGCCTCTAACGAATACTTCGAAACCGGACAGCTCTCTGAGAAGACCTATTCTGATCTAGAGAAAGCTGGGATCTCTCGTGAGTTAGTAGACATGTATATCGAAGGATATAACTCAGTCTCGACTCAACAAGCAAACGCCCTCAAGGAAGAAGTAGGCGGCGAGGAGAACTATTCAGCAATGGCTGACTGGGCTGCTACCGCACTTACCGACGACGAGCAAGAGGTGTTTAACAATGTCGTAGAGAGTGGAGACACCAAAGCCGCAACAATGGCTATTCGAGGTCTTTACGCTCGCTTCATCGCTGACGGTGGACAACCTGCAAATCTTATCCAAGGAGACACGGCTGGTGCTGGTGTTACTCCATTCGGATCGACGGCCCAAGTTGTCCAAGCCATGAACGACCCTCGTTACGCTGATGACCCTGCATATCGCGCCCATATTGAGAAGAGGTTAGCGATCTCATCAGTGATCTAAATTAACAACCTTTACCCCCGAACCACCCCCATGATACAAGAGCTATTAAACTATGTTATCGACAACAAAGAGCAACTTCTAGGTGTAGTAACATCAGTCATTGCTGCTTGTAGTGCTATTGCGGCACTTACCCCAACACCAAAGGACGATGGATTCGTTAAGTGGTGTTATAAAATTATCGACATGCTGGCCCTGAACGTAGGTAAGGCCAAAGATAAATAACCCCAACCGATACGCGCAGTGTCTCTGCTTCTTAAATTCCTTATAGCATTCCCCCGTCTTGCGGAGGCACTGCGTAGTATCATTGATCGCTATGAAGAACATCTTTATGTTAACCGTCACCGCAACATGCGTGATGTTATTGACGACTGGATGCAGTCCGAGTCTACGTCCGACAAAAGTTCCTTACTTTATCAAGAAGCTGGAGCGACAAGAATGGACACAACCTCAGAAGGAATTGATTGGGGAGATGTTACACCACATAAACGACTTGGAGAACAATGCCCGCTAAACGAAAAGGATTGTCCTTGCGTAAGGAACATAAATCCGAAAAAGGAGGACTGACCGA